AAGTTGGCGAAGGCAACCAGTTAGGATCCCTGCACTCTGCCAGCTGTCTGTGTGCGCGGTCTAAAGCCAGGTAGGACCGTTGACTATAGCTGGGTCAGGATCAGAGAGCAGGATTGCATTTGCAATCGGAGCACAAGACTCAATGCAAAAATAACACACGCTTCAGACACTATACAACCCACTCAGTATGTCTGGACTCATAAAGGTTGTGTGCACAATGAGGTGGCTGCATTAGTTTGTCGTCATCAATTAGAAGCACCACCATGTACCGCAAAGCATTTGTTGCTAGAGCAAGCCAGGATCTTATCAAAAGAAGTCCTGCAGCAGGCCAATACAACGGCATTAGAACCAGTTGGTAAGTCATGCATAGTAAATAAGTATACAGGGGGTAAGAGGCGAGTTTATGAGACAGCTCGTCAATCGCTCCTGCATGACAAGCTAACTACGGATGATGCGAAAGTTCGTATGTTCATTAAAGCTGATAAATCGCATGAGGAGGAATACAAGGCACCTCGAGCCATACAATATCGGTCAAAAAGATATGGACTGGTATGGGCACAATATGTGCACACAATTGAGGACGCATTGTATCCAGTGGTCGATTGGACGAACACACCTATATGCGCTAAAGGCAGGAATATGCGAGACAGAGCCTGTGATATGAAAGCTAAGGCAGATTGCTTTGCGGACCCTCTATTTTTGTGCTTGGACCACTCCAAGTTTGATGCTCATATTACACAGGACCTCCTACAAGTGGAGAGTGTGTTTTACCAACATTTGTTTGCCGCTCACCATCGCCGTAAGGTCAGATGGTTGACACGGATGCAGTTGGTCAATAGGGGCTCAACAAAGAGCGGGACACGGTACAAAACCCCTGGCACTAGGATGTCGGGGGAAAACAGTACAGCATTGGGTGGGACTACACTTAACATTTTAATATTGCGCGTGTGGCTACGCGGCATTAAACATTCCTTGTATGTAGATGGTGACGACTCCGTGGTCATCATCGAAGCCAATCAAGCTGGCAAGTTGCCGGATCTGGAGACAACCATGGCCAGCATGTGTATGGAGACCAAATTAGATATGGTCACTCGTGAATTCGAGGAGGTTGAGTTCTGCCAGTCTCGTCCTGTGGAAACACAGGAGGGTTGGCGTTTAGTTCGTAATCCCTTCCGTACACTATCACGAGCTGGATGGGGCTTGTACCAGATGCCTAAAACTTTGCTCAAACGTTGGGTCCGTTCTGTCGGACTATGCGAGCAGGTGTTGGGCCGTGGCGTCCCGATCATGCAGCGCCTTGGAGAATTGATGGCAGCAGCTGGGTCGGGAGCATACTACATCACAGACAAACATCATGAAGCCAAATTGTTGCAGCACAGCATAGAGCGTGTGCGTTCGATCCCTATCACAATGGAGACTCGTATGAGTTTCGAACGCGCGTGGGGCATCGACCCACTGACGCAGATTGAGATAGAGGACACGTTGAAAGTAGAGGTTTGCGGCCACGAGGTGCTTTGCCATGATGAGGCACCATTTGCCCGTTCCTTGTAACGTGGTTACACAGCTCTCGCAACAATTGGATCGCCAACATAAACATAAAAGTAGGGACTATAATCGCAATGCCACCAAAGAAGAACCAGAAGCAAAAGAAGGCCCAGAGGCCACCTGCTAAGAAGCGCTCCCGCCAACAACGAACAGTTACTGGAATGGTACCTGGCCCAATGGCACAAAGTGTCGGTGCTAGTGCCAATTCGTCAGTAGGGACACTTCGAGTCAGGAATAAGGAGTATTGGGGATTGCTAACAGTGGCAGATCCCGCCGCCATTACTACGCTTGGATTCGCACCAGGTAAATCAGGCATGACTGTGTTGGATGGTTTGGGTTCCGTGTACGACAATTACCGTGTTCACCGGGCACGCGTTTATTTGGTCGGTACCTCACCTACAACTTCCACTACAGTGGTCAACTCATGCATTGACTATGAGCCAGCAGTAGTAGCTAAAACCCAAGACCTAGTCCTTAGGACTGTACCAAATGTTACAGTCCCGGGATATAGGAATGCGGTACTAACAGCCAATAAGACAAGCATGATGCGCCGTAATTGGTTCGTCAGCAATGTCTCTGGCTATACAGAAGACTCAACAGCCTTCTTGTTGGTATCCTGGGTGGCAGGCGCTAAGGGGGAAAGTATGCTGGTTTATTG